TTGACGATTGTTACGAGGGTATTATGGTTTATATACCAATTATACGTCTGATTATACCAATAATAAGCCGCTGCTTCGTCTCCAGTGAAATAGAAAACTTCATCCGCCTCCTGCGTGGCGGTGAGATTGGACTCGTATTGGTGTCTTGATTGGCGTTCTGACTTCAAGACCAAGTTATTGAGTATGCCAGCTATTTGATTTACTCTCCACGTTTGCTGATAGTGAGCCAGTATGTATGACCATTTTTCTATTGTTTCACTATTAAAATATAAATCTTTGATATTAACATTATCGGTTTCTAATACCCAATCTGCACCAACTTTTAGGTTTCCGGTATTATCATCAGACGCTCTAATATTCAAATTAAGATGTTGTTCACTTTCTAATGTATCTAATGTATATTTCCAATCACTTGATTGTAAAAGTGCACACCCTAAAAAATCCAAGGAATTTTGAATGTTAAACTTTTTGATAAACTCTTTAAATGAAGACCATGTATTTAATGTGTTCAGAATGTATCCAGTCGACACATCTATATTTTCTGATGTATCTGTTATGGCATAATAAGTATATTTAATTAATTCATAAACATAAGGCTTTGTATAAATTTCAATGCTAGATGATATATCACTGAATGCCACAAACTCATCAAATACATTATAAGATAAATCTTTAAAAATAGAAATAACTTCCTCATATTTATAAGTTTTCTTAGTATTAAAATCTTCATTTGTAATATTGAGTGATAAATCTACAATATATTTATGAACATCAACAATATTTACATATAAATCGGTTGTAGCATTTTCAAATTTTTCATGACGTAATGTATTAGTTTTATCATAATAGACATCTTCAACTAATACATGAATATAATTGATCGAATAAGCTGCATTACTATCTGATATATCGGGAAGTGATGAAACTATATCAAATGCATTACAAGATGTATCTTTGAAAATATAGAGAATCTCTTCGGATGTATAAGTTTTCCCAGTATCAAATTCTTCTGGTGTAAGATTCAGTGATAAATCTACAATATACTTATTAAAAGTAAGTTTTTTGTCGTACAACTCATCAATATTATTTAGAGACAAATCTTTGTCTTCTGTTAAATCAGGTAAATATTGTGATATTAACATTTTATTTTCTTTTTCTAAAAAGGTGAATTCAGGATTATTATTTCCATGTGATACTAATCCTAAATGGTTTACTATTTGTATGTTATTTTCAAGAATTATATTTTCATATTTTTTTAAAATAGAATCATAAGTATCGTCATTCTGGTTATATGTAATAGGATATGTATTATCCTTACATGCGTCTATAATTGTTTGATAATCTTGAACATTGTCATTTACCAATAATATATTTGACATATTGGTGGTATATATTAAAATTATACATTAAATATGATATATAATTTTAATATTAGATTAATTTTGCTAATGTGAAACTTACTAAAAGAACTATTGCAACAATAACACTACTCATTACAGGCATAAGTTGGTGGTGTAAAAGCATAATCATAAATTTTTCCTTAAAACTTAAATTTTTGTCCTTAATACAGGCATTTTTCTCTTTTTCGGTAGCAAAAGGTGAAACAAAATATGGTAGTATCAAATTGAGAACCATAGAAATTAACGCAGCTTTTAAAACAATATTCATCTATATATATATATATAAATATATAAATGTAAAAATAATAATGGACGAAATAAATAATGATAATATTAGTGATGATATTATTAATAATGATATTGAAATGACTGAAAATGATAATGATGTAGAACCAAATATTGCAGAGAGAGTAGAAGTTTACATAGATGATCCGGGGATAATAATAGCACGTTTTTCAACAAACGATAATATTATAGAGGCCGAATGTGAGAGATATAATATATTAGCTAGTGCTAGATATACTAATGAACATGAGATGAATTTATTAATTTTATTTAGATATATGATAACGTTATTACCGAGTATATTTTTAGTGTGTAATTTATTTATATTTAATGATTTATATATAATTTTTTTAGAAAAAAATGAAAAATTAACATATTATGTATATTTACTTTTTGTAACATTAACATTATCTATTAGTTGGAATATACGTTGTTACATTAGTAAATACATTAATATATTATATTTTTTAATATCGTTATTTATTAATAGTTGGATTTTTATTTATAATATAAATAAAGTAATCAGTATTATAATCTGTGGAGTTTTTTTAATAATTACATCACATTTATTATTTTATGATTGTAAAAATAAAAATATAATAAATAAGTTGGCGTGCATTCTTTTACTACCTTCATATCTATGGATTTTTTTTACAATATTGATTTCGTTGGATAAAATAGAAATTATAGATATATTTTAAAAAAATATGAGAAAAAAATATAAAAGTATTAAATATATTAATATATATGTTTGCGAGTGATGTTAGTAAATGGGAAAATAACGCTGAGATATTTGATTATGTTGAAGCATCGAATCCTAGTATGAAAGCAATCCCGGTTTTAGTGCATCCTCCTGAATTACATCAGAGTGGTTTAACACGCGTAATTCCATTTGAAATAAATGGTGAGTTGGGTATTGATGGAAAATGTACGTCTCCAAACTTAATGGCGTCTTTTATTCGAATATGTATTGATGAAAATATTGACTGTAAAGCAATGGCAACCTCACATGTCTTTTATGTAATTAGAGGAAAGGGGAAAACTAAATCAGAACATGGTGAAATAGAGTGGAATACTGGTGATTTATTTGTATTGCCACTTACTAATGGAACCATAAATCATTTATGTTTACAGGAGGAAGAATATGGAGGTGCAGCTCTTTACTGGGTTCACGATGAGCCACTTATGAATTATCTTGGAGTGAAACCATTTGTAGCTAAATTTAAACCAACTTTGTATACACACGAAAGAATGTTATCGGCGGTGCAAGATATAACAGAATCTAATAAAAATGAAGGTTGTAATCGTTTGGGTATTTTACTCGGTAATAAAGCGTGTCAACAAACAAAGACATTGACACACGTAATGTGGTGTTTATTGAATTCTATACCACCTAATAGTATACAAAAACCACATAGGCATAATAGTGTTGCTTTAGATCTTGCTGTAACTACAGAAACTAATGTATATACACTTATGGGGAGAGATATTGACCCAGAAGGAAATATTATAGATCCAATACGATGTGATTGGGTTTCTGGGGGAGTATTTACCACACCACCTGGTTGGTGGCATTCTCATCACAATGAAAGTGATAAAATAGCATGGGTTCTTCCTATACAAGATGCTGGCTTATTTACTCATCAACGCACGTTAGATATTAGATTTGCCGACGATGAAATAAAATTACATGATAGTAAAAGAATTAGAGGTGCAACATTAAAGGAGGAATAAAGTAATATTTCAAATTTATATATATAATGATTGATTAGTTGCTATATATTTCAGTGTTTTTTGGGGAATCATTTTTATTTTTTCTAATAACTCCATATTGTTCGTTGATTCCGCAACACGTTCAAGTTCATTTGCGATATTATTTATTTTTAATAGTGCTTTAACAAAATCTCCAATAAAAATATTTTGTTCACTGCTAATAGTTTGAAGTATTTTTTTACACTCTAATTCATTTGTTGTATTTGTCCATTCAATAACTGAATTCTGAATATCAAAATTGCGTTCATAATTAGAACCAGAGTAAGTGTTATATTGTTGTTCTAAATCATAAAATTTATTCATTAAATCGTTAATTTTATTACTTATTGTATTAACTAAATCAGAGTTAGTAGATGGTTTGATTATTTTAATATTTTCGTCTACATTAATACTCGTAAATATGGATAAAATAGCTATTATTTCTGATACGTTAAATTGATAAAAGTAATTCGTTTCATATATGATTGTTGATAATATTAGTGGGTGTATTTCATTAAACTGTCTAGCTATCGAACCAGTTTGAGTTATTTTAAAATTTTTATCTATAAAATTGCTATGTATAAGTAAATTAATAGAATTCTTAATTTTTTCTTCCAAATAATTAACCGTATTATTTTTAAACTTATTGTTTTTTTCTTTTTCGTTTTTATAAAATTCGATATCTTCAATAATTTTTATTTCCTCTTTAATATAAATATTGTTTTCTTCAATATTGCAAATCTCTCTACGTAGTTGTTTCTTCTTTTTATTGTTTGATATTTTAATCTCGTTAATTTTTGAAACATATTCGTCTAATATTGATTTTGGGGTTCTTACACTTTTAAGCAAATTTTCTTTACTTTTAATTTGAATATCAATATCATTAATTGTTTTTTCATAATATTTCAATTCTTTATCTATATCATTATTTATTAAACTTTGATTTGCAAAATCTAATATTGTTTCTAATGTAGAATCGTCTGATGATATAATATTTAAACACATAGAAAATGATATTTTGAATTTTGATATTAACGTTTGTGGTTTTCCACTTAACATATGTTCGAAATCATATAATGGAGGTGCTTTGAATAAATTACAACATAACCAAACCTTTCCTACTTTATCGATGCCCCTTCTACCCGCCCTACCAGCTATTTGTGTATATTCGTGGGGCGCTAATAAACGCATGCCGTTTCCATCAAATTTGGTAATTCCAGTATATATTACAGATGTTGTGGAAAAATTAACACCAACAGCTAGTGTTTCTGTAGCAAATAAAAGTTTGATTAATTTTCTATCAAATAATATTTCAATCATTTCACGAAAAACAGCCAATACACCAGCGTGATGGTAACCAATGCCTTTTTGTAATAGTTTAATTAAATTCGTATATTCTGGTAATTCTAAGTATTCTTTATAATTAGTAAATTTGCTCATTATAATTTTTTTACATTCGTTCTCGATTGTGTTTGGAATTATTGAATCTTCTTCGAATAAACTAAAATTAATTTCATTTGCTGCTTTTTCTACATTTTTTCTAGAAAATACGAAACATATAGCCGGAAGACCATCCGTTTTTTTAAGATGAGTAATTAAATTGTTTAAGACAAATTGTCTACTACAGTAAGGAGTATTTGAAAGTTTAAAATAATTGTTTATTTTTACTAGATTTTCATAGTTTTTATGTTTAAAATTATTTTTATCATCTTTAATAATAATTTCTTTATTAGTTATATTGTGTAATAAATGTTCATATTCAGTATTTTTTGATAGTTTAAGTGTGTTTTTATGACAAGTTAACCATAAATAGTGTGTAAGTGGAACAACACGATGGTTTGTTGATGTTAAATATACATTTTTGGGAATCATACTAATTGCTTCTGATTGTTGTTTTTTTTTATTTTCAATCCATTGTGCAAATATTTCAGGTTTATCTATGGTTGCTGATAACATAATTAGTTGAATATGAGGTGGGAGTAACAATATTGCTTGTTCCCAAACATTGCCACGTTCAGGATCATTAATATAATGAATTTCATCAAATACAACAGCGGCCAACTCGGTATCAATGTCGATTTCGAAGTTTAATTTAATATCAATGTTTGTTTTTTCTTTTAACTTTCTATTATTTAACGTATGAGGTAAAATTTCAGTAGTCATAATTAGAACATCAGCGTCTGGATTATCAGTAATGTCACCCGTAATGATTCCAAAGCTAATGTCTGGATATTTAATTCTCAAATCATATAATTTTGTATTTGATAATGCTTTAATGGGAGCTGTATATATTACTTTTTTACCTTGTTTAACATAATATTGTATGGCAAATTCAGCCGGTAGTGTTTTTCCAGACCCAGTATGTGCAGTAATTAATATATGATCGTTGTCTACTATAGATTTGATAGCCCATTTTTGAAAATCACTTAATTCAAAATCTGTGAAATAATTAAAATATTTATTGTAATTTGTATTATCATCAAATGATTTATTACAAATTATAACCATATTATTAATGTAATAAAGATATTTCTATATAGATTTTATTATTGTTTATAAGGATGGACATTGTATTAAATGATAAATATAAGATAATTGAAGAGTTAGGAGAGGGTGCTTTCGGTAAGATTTATGTAGGTAAAAATATAAATACTGATGAAAAGGTAGCCGTTAAGTTACAGACAGATGAAGGAAGTATATTACTTAGAAATGAAGCACGTATTTATAACTTATTGAGAGATGTCAAAGGAATACCGAGATTAAAAATATTTGGAAAGGAGCATGGAATTAATTATATGGTAATGCAATTGTTAGGAAAAACGGTTAGTTGTAATAATGATTTGAGTTATGTAATAAATATTGGTATACAAATAATCAATATTATTCGTGACATACATAGTAAAGGGGTTATACATAGAGATATTAAACCTGATAATATGTTATGTTCATTGACTAGAGAAGAAAACATATATTTAATAGATTTTGGATTATCTCTCTGTTATAGAGATAATAATGGTCGCCACATATCTAAAGGAAATAGTAGAGAGATAGTAGGGAGTATAAACTTTATCAGTGTTAATATTCATAAGGGTATTACAGCAAGTCGAAGAGATGATATAATATCTATCTTTTACGTATTAGTTTATTTAATAGTAGGAGATTTACCTTGGAATATTAATAAGATGAAGGAAACTAAAGTAGAAGTAATGTATAGAAATGTGTTTAAAATGAAAGAAAATATAAATTTATTGTCGAAATATGGTATACATAAAAATATATATAAAATGTATGAACATTGTTTAAAATTAAATTATAGCGACGAGCCTGATTATGATTATTTATGTAGGCTATTAAAAGGAATTGTTCGAAATAACTTAAAGACTAGTTCATAGTATTAACTACATGAGTCAAGAAAACGACGAACAACAAACCGAAGCAAGAACGTGTGGAAGAGTAAAGTGGTTTAATAATTCCGCTGGATATGGGTTTATTACGGCTACTGATGGTGATAAGACAGGACAAGATGTTTTTGTTCACCATTCGGCACTAGTAACTGATGAACAACAGTATAAATACTTGGTGTCTGGTGAATATGTAGAATTTGAATGGGGTGAGATTTCAGACAATGAGCAACATAAGTGGCAAGCAACTAACATTAAGGGTGTTGGTGGTGGTAAGCTCATGTGTGAGACACACAAAGAACAACGTGCAAACAATGATACTGTTCGTCGTAATTCTCGTTCTGAAAATTATTCGGGTAGACAGAATCGTTATCGTGGTGGGGGTCCACGAACTCTTAAGGATGATGAGGGTAAGGAGTGGATGTTGGTTCCCAAGACGAATGACAGGAGACAGAATTCGCGTTCCCGTAATTTTTCAGAGGCTTAAAACACGTATATATAAATAATATTTAAAGATAAAATAATTAATATAATTAATGAGTAATAATGAAATTAATTATATTAAAGAAAAATTTAATGGTATATTTTCTAGTTTAAATACTTTTAAATTACAGATTACAACTCTCCAACAACAAGTTAAAATTCTTGAAAAAAATGTAACAAAAGAATTAAATATTGCAAATAAAAT